ACCCGAACTACCTGTTCGTGCTGTTCGATCCGTTCGATCTCTCGTGGGGCGAACTGCTGCACATGCCGGGGGTGTGGACGATCGTCGGCATCATCCGGCCTCGCGGGCGGCCGAAGAACATCGCCGACGTGACGGGGGCGAATTGGCGGCCCTATGTGGGACAACCGCGGCCACTACCCGACGGCGCCGTGCAGTGGATCAAGAACCAGTTGGAGGACACGGAGGATGGTTTCGTGCTGAGAGAGCCGGTTGAGACTGACGGGCCCGCCTTGGCGAAAGACACGCCGGTCGAGATCACAGATGAGAGGAACGCCTTCCGCGGCTTTAAGGGCCTCGTCGACTTCCACGAAGGCACGCGCGTCCGTGTGCTGCTTGACTTGTTCGGGCGAAAAACCCCATTGATTGTCGAGCGTGATTCGGTCGCGGTTGTGGCGCAGCCATGAGGAAGGGTTTTCACCCGTCCTGGCTGTGCGTCTGTCAAAAGGCGATAACGCGCTTCTTCCGACGCAGTTCAGAACCGGTCGTTCAGGCGCATCCTGAGGGCGATACCCAGGACTGGAGCGACGAACCGGGCCCGCGGACGCACCGAACACTTCAGCCGCTGTCGCATGCTGCAAGGCGGGCTGTGCGACTGCTGTCTGCTGGAAATGGGTTAACCAAAGGAGGAAGTCATGAACGAGATATACCAGCCGAACCAAGCCCGCGTGCTTCCTTCCCGCTCCGACCCGCGCAGCGACTCGGCCCAGCCGCCACAAAGCGCCGCGATCTTCAACGGAATGATGGAGCGCCTTGGTGGGCTGATGGCGATGGCCGAACGTGCCGAGTCCCTGGCCGACCGTCTAACCGGCTTCCCTCCAGCTGATCCGAAAGCGCCGGATACCGGTGTGAACGCGACGCTGCCGCAGGCCTTCAACGCGCGGCTGGATTTGTGCATCGAGGGTATGGACGCCGTCCGCGCTCGCCTTCAGGCGGCGCTTCAACGCCTCGAGCGGTTCGCCTGATGGGCAAACACTCCCCCTCACTCCCGCGCAACGCCGAGTACACGTCCGAACAAGGCGCGCGCGGGCTCGCCATGAGCATCGAAAAGACGTGGTGGGACCGCGGCTTTCCGGCTGTGCGCGCGTGGATCGCCACCCAGGACGGCTATTGGACGGTCCGCTCCAATCTGGTGAACGGCATGCCGCCGGCGGTTGGGACTTCAGCGGCGCTGAAGAAGGCGGCGTGATGTGGGCAACGCCCATGCGCCGTGATCTACGCGCTCATGATCTTCATCACCCTTGGAGACGGCCAGTTTGCGATGTCGCCGGTTGAGTACCACTTCACGGCAGATGCCTGCGGGCATGCGAGGGACGTGAGCGCGCCCGTGATCGAGCACCTCCGCGACGAAAACGGATGGCGCGAGGCGTACTTGAGGTGCATCCCGATCCCGCCTGCCGCCAACCTGCCGAGCGCGTAACAGTGGCTGCCAGGAAAAAGCCCCAGCGCAAGAACACCGTCGGTCGCATGCCGGACTACGACTACAAGAAGCCGCTCAATCCGCGTGAGCAGCGCTTCGTCGATTGCTATGTCGTCGACCCGCACGCCATCAGAGCGGCCGAGGCGGCCGGCTTCAAGCGCTCCTACTCGCAACACCTGATGCTCAAGCCGAACGTCGCAGCCGCCATCCGCCGGCGCCTGCAGGACGCAGCCGAGAAGGCCGATGTCGAAGCGAAGGACGTGATCCTCGAGCTGTCGCGCCTCGCCTTCGTGAACATGGCCGACTTCCTCGAAGAGGACGAAGCCACCGGCTTACCAAGGTTCAAGAAGATGACCGATCTCACCCGCCGGCAGATGGCCGCGGTGCATGAGATGACGATCGACACCGAGGTTGAGCTCGACGATCCCATCACCGAACTGGCCGAGGGCAAGGAGCCGAGTGCCCGGCGCGTCACCCGCATCAAGTTCAAGCTGCACAACAAGCGCGACGCCCTCGTCGATCTCGGCCGCTACTTGAAGATGTTCGCCCCCGAACGCGATCCTGAAAGGGACAATGACCCTGGAGCTTTTGTCTTCACTCGCACCCTATCAGCCATTGATCGAGTCCTTGCGGAGGCTGTCGCCGCCGCAGCGCGCGGCAACGGTCAGGGATTTGTGCCGGAGCGACCTCTACTTCCTGTTGAGGTATTACCTCCGCAGGCCTGACATGGAGCACCCGTGGCTGTTCGACCGCTGCCGGGAGGTGCAGGCCGAGCCAGACAACCGCCTCGATCTTTGGGCGCGTGAGCATCGCAAGTCCTCGATCATCACCTTCGGCAAGACGATTCAGGACATCCTCGCCTCCCATGGCGATGAACCGAGCATCCCGAACGAACTGACCTTCGGGCTCTTCAGCTGCACGCGGCCGCGCGCCAAGGCCTTCCTCCGCCAGATCATGACGGAGTTCCAGACGAACGAGTATCTGAAGGCGACGTTCCCCGATGTGCTCTATGCCGATCCGAAGAACGAAGCTCCCAAATGGAGCGAGGACGACGGCATCACGGTCAAACGCAAGGGCAATCCCAAGGAGCAGACCATCGAGGCCTGGGGCCTGATGGATGGCCAGCCGACCGGTCCGCACTACTGGCGCCGCGTCTACGACGACACCGTGGTCAAGGCCTCGGTCTCCAACGCCGACATGATCGCCAAGACGACGGAAGCGTGGGAATTGTCGCTCGCTCTCGGCATCGAAGGGCAGCCCGCGCGCTACGTCGGCACGTTCTATTCGCTGTTCGACACCTATCACACGATGATCGAGCGCGGCATCCGACCGCGCATCTACCCCGCGACCAAGGACGGAAGCGACAACTGCGCGCCCGCGAACTGCGTGCTGATGTCGAGCGAGGTGCTGCTCAACAAGCTCAAGGAAATGGGCAGCTCGACGTTCCACACGCAGATGCTGCTCAACCCGAAGGGCGGGCTCAAGAGCGGCTTCGATCTCAACTGGCTCAAATGGTGGCCGGCCGAGCATACCGCGAACCTCTCGATCGCGATCATCGTGGATCCGGCCAGCAAGAAGAAGAAAACCTCCGACTTCACCTCGATCTGGGTCATTGGCTTAGGCGCCGACGAAAATTGGTACGTCATCGATCACCTGAAGGATCGGATGAACCTCTCGGAGCGCACCGCAGCGGTCTTCGCGCTTCACCGCAGATGGCGCGGCACCGTGTTCTACGAAGAGTACGGGATGCAGGCCGACATCGAGCACATCCAGTACGTCCAGAACCAGCAGAACTATCGCTTCACGATTACGCCCTTGGGCGGGCAGATCGCCAAGGAAGACCGCATCAAGCGCTTACAACCGCTGTTCGAGCAGGGTCGCATCTTCCTGCCCGAAGGCGGGCGCGTGCACACAAACCACGAAGGCCGGGCCGTCGACACGATCCAGGCCTTCATCAAGAGCGAGTACAGCGCGTTCCCGCTCGTCATTAACGACGACGGCTTGGACAGCCTCGCTCGTATCGAGGACGAGGACGTCAAGGCGAACGTGCAGGCGCCGAGCGCAACCGCCTCGAGCGGCCGAGCGAACGGCTCGCTGATGGCCGAGCTCGTCGCCCAGGCAAACCTTTCGACTTCACGCGGCCGATCCAAGTGGATGGGCAAATAGGAGATCGACATGGCACGCAAGGTCAAAGCCTCTGCATTAGCCGCTGTCGCAACAGACGGCGCGGACTTCCTGCATGGCAGCAACAAGCTTCTGTCGCCCGACGTTTTGGACGGCGGCTTGGGGGATGACATGCTCAAGAGCTACATCGGCGACGACGCGCTTATCGGCGGCGCTGGGGCCGACACGTTCATCTTCGATTGGTACGACTCCAACGCCGGGGCCGATTTCGGCGTCGATAGGATTGAGGATTTCAACGCCGCCGAGGGCGACAAAATCGACCTCTCGCACGCCACGCACTACAGCGAAGCCGATATGGCGGTCGCTGTTTCTCGTGCGGTGAACGCTTCCGATGTCACGCTGACTCCCGAAGCTGGTAGCGGCACGCACATTCACGTCGAGGTCGTCGCGGGCGATCCCACCTGGGACATCGATATCGTTGACGTTCTGGGCACTGTGACGCTGGCCGACTTCATCTTCGCCGCTTAGAGGAACGGACAAATGCAGTCAGGCTACCCAAAGCAAGGCTCCGGCGGCTTCTCTGCGCTGCCGCTGTCGGATTACGTCGACTGCAAGGCGCTCGCGGCCAACACGAACGAGGACATCACCGTCCCCGCCCGCGCGCACTTCGCGGTCTTCGGCGGCACGGTCGACTTCTATGCCAAGCGCGGCGGAACGGCGGCGGTCCCAACGGATATCGCCGATGGCTCGGGCTCGGTCCTCAATCCGTACATCGTCGCAGTCGAGCCCGGCGAGATCATCGGACTGATCTCCGCTGCGACC